ATCATCTTAACGTCAGGCAACGCCACCATCGCAGGTGACCGTCCCATTACCTCTCCAGTTGCCTTGAGGAAGCGCGGGACAATGTACGGAAACTCTTGAAAGCCGCTGATCGCAATCGGCATCTTGGTTTCCATACAAATATAGACTGACGCAAACGGCATGTTCTTGTTGTCGCGTTTCGTGGGGTCACGATCATCGCGCGGCAGAACAGCGTGCAGCAGCGTTACCTCTTCATCTGGCTTCTTCTCAAATGTGCGCTGGATAAACTTGCCTACGTTTTCCAGCCCAAAGCGTTGCACAGCTTGCCGTGCAGGGATCTTGTACTTACGAAACACAGTATCAACCAAGCCAAACTGGTCTTCTGCGACGTAAAACTCCGAGATATGGCGCGTGCTGAACCGCAAGTTCTCGCCATCCATTTCCACAAACATACAGCCGGTGCCAAAGACAACGAGATCGACATACAGTTCGTGTACCTCAGTCTCAAAGTTAGACTGATTGAACGCCCTGATCATGCGCTTGCTGCTGTCTTCCAGCCAACGCTGCACCGTATCATCGCGGCCAATGTCAGGATCTTTCATTGCAAGGTGGAACCACGGCGTTGCGCCGCTGGTGAGCATCCCATGCAGTGAGGCAGACAGAAGGTCTACAGCCTGTAGTGCGGTGCCATCAAAGATAAGCTCCATACGCTTTTCGCCGCGACTACGCTTGCGCACAATGTCGGCTTTGCGTGGCAGCATATAATCTGCCAGTTCCTGATAGTGCGTATCCCAATTATCTCGACGGCTTTCAAGATAATCAAAACGAGCAACAAGTTCTTTGATGGGATCCATTTCAGCCACCTAGCCTAATAGTGTCGGGGTTTGTCCTGACTGCACTTGTTCTCCCAATGCACCAGCTACAACAGTTGAGCCACGCCCCTTACGCTTTCCTGTAGCTTGTGCAAGGCTTTCAGCAGCTAATGCTTCTGCACGCTCATAATCAACTTGTGCCGGCGGCTCTGGTGGCGGCGGTGGTGGTGGCACAGAGACCTTGGGGGTAAACATAGACATCACTTACTCCTACGATAAACGTCCAGAACCGGATGGCGTTGTAGCACTTGGGCCGCGCAGCAACACACCATAACCAGTTTCAAAACTGCCAGCACCGCCAGCCCTAGTCCCTCTTGTTCTGCGCCGACCTCTCTCTCGGCCACCCATGAGGGTTCTATCATCTGGCACAATTTCTTCAGTCACTTCTGGCGTTATTTCTTCAGTTTGCACAGATTCTGACCTTGTGTCGCCAAACATAGGTTGAATATTAGGTGCATCAGCCAAAGGTACGTCCCCGCCCTTCGGTGTAACGCCTTGAGTAATAAATGTGCCAGTAGGGCTAAGACCAAACTGTGGTGTGCCACCAGCCTTCAAGTCGGCAAGCTGGCGTTCAATATTCATACGAGAAACGGCACCAAGGAACCCTGGAAGCGTTTGCTCTTTGCGCTTTTCAAGTTGCTCAATAGCCATTTGCCGCTTACCCGCCTCTGGGTCGCCAGACCCACCTTGTCGGCGTGAGATCAAAGTCTCAAGCTCTTGCTGCCTAGAAGCCTCGGCACGTTGCACTCCAACACTTGTGAGTACGCCACCGCCAGAGCTATCGCGCACGATATCACCGCCGCCGGTTGCATAGGACTGATCGCCGCTTACAAAAGATGCACGCCGCAGTCGCTCTTCTTCGCGCTTTCTAGCACCTGACATGCGTGTTGCATCTGTGCGTGAGCCAGCAGCCTTGCGTGGATCTGCATAAGGATCTCTGCGAGGCTCTGAATCTACACCGCCGCCGCCACCACCGGAACCCATATCAATTCTCCTTGAGCCTATGAAAGCCGATTTTGTTTGTTTCAGTACGCAACCAATAGCAGTCACTATATCCCATTTCGATAAATGTGTCTTTCAAATATCTAAAACCGGCTCTGGTACTCTGAAAGCCACCGAAAGCAATGAAATCAATAATCCAAGGACTGTCGCCGCAGCCACGGAAGCCAGACGGCGGGAACTTGCCGGTGCGCACATAGGTGTCGATGTGGTGCATCTCAGGGAAAGCCCATGTCGCAAACACATATGGAAAGCCTGTTTCATCTTCGATGATGAGATAGTTGCCTAGAGCCAACGGCGGCTCAATAAACTCTTTAATATCCTGATCACTGTAGTCTTGGTGATAATGACTGACTGTCATCATCGCCGTAGCTGTCTTGTAGTGGTGCAGGTCAACTATCATAGCGTAAACGGATTGTAGTCGTTCATTGCCATCTGTTGCGGAGGCTTTGTGAGATTTTGTTTATTCTCCAGCCCAACAGCCAAATACCTAAACGCATCCGCAGCATGGCTTGTGAAATCATGGCGCGGGTGATCTCTGAAAACTTTTTTGCGTTCATCCCATTCCTGCCTGTACTGCCGTAGCATCTCTACGCCATCATTACACTTATCTCTGTCAAAAAAGCATTTTGGCATCATCATGCGTGCTGCGTTGATGCCGTCAGCTACTTTCATTTTAGGAATAACACGGAAGCGGATGCCGAGACTAAACGCAGTCTCAAGCCGCGACTTGCCGCTACCTAGCTCTCTTACTTCGATATCGTGCGGAGCAAGGTGATCACCGTAGTGATAGTCCTTTTGGCGCAAGACTTCAGCGTAGTGATCCAGCCCAACACCACCGTTCTCATAGTAGTCAATGATGTTGATAGAACCGCCACGGAAGACTTGAGCAAACCATATAGCCGTTGAGTCATTTATACCCAGATCCCAGGCTGTATGCACAGGATAAGCAGGATCATACGGAACCCTTGTGATCCTTCCAGCATCATCGGCATCAGCCAGCAGTTTTCCATAGTAGGCACCAATGATAGCAGCAGTGAACGAACATTCATACTCTTGCTCGTATTGCTCAGGCGTCATCTGTGCCTTTGCCGCCTCAAGCTCCTCTGCCTTCACCAAACCGCTCTCAGAGGCTTTTACGGTCTTGTGATACCATTGGTCAGAGCCATTGGCCGTCTCAGCCTTAGCTTGCTCCAATAGATCAAAAAAATGATTATGACCGGCTGGGGTGCCTAGAAATACAGCCGCACCCTCTCTGTCGGACAGTGCCGGCCTTACAACCTCCCCCCATACCCTTGGGTTCTGCATCCCAAACTCATCGAACACACACAGATCCAGATAGATACCGCGCAAGCTGTCAGGGTTTTCAGCAGACAACAGCATCAACCTGCCGCCATTAGGGAAGTCTACACGCAGTTCAGTTTCATTAAAGTTCACGCCAGGGATTACAGACGCATAATACTTCACATAATCCCACGCAATACGCTTCGCTTGCGTAAAAGTAGGTGCCACAAACGCAACACGCGGTCTCGGAAGTTCACAAGTAAGAGCGTGCTTAATAAGATGATTAACAGCCCAGACCGTCTTGCCAAACCTGCGGTGCATCACAAGCACGTTCCAACGACGCACGTTGCTGTGCATCTCAGCCTGTAAGTCTCTTGGCTTGTAAGGAATCTTAACCTGCACTATCGCTCTCCCAAACGATACGCACCGTGCCGTCACTTACCTCTACACCAGCACGGTTCTTCACATCACCATACTGATCTGGCATCACCTTGCCCACCTTCCATCTAACATGAAGGGCATAGTCCCTCAAAACATTAGGATCATACTTCTTCTGACCGGTAAGCTGCTGCTGATACATAACCTCGACATCCTCCAATGCCTTCTCCGCACTCTGCTGCTGCGCTGTACGAATAAGATTACTTAACTCAGCATCCTCCCCCATCTTCTTATACAGCACTGACCTGCTGATCCGTGCTTCCTTACAAGCACTGACAAGGCTATGACCTTGCATCACCAACTCAGCAACGCTCTCTGCCTTGCTCTGCGTTAGCCTAGCCATGTTTCCTCCTGACTGTGTGTGGGTATGGGGCAATTAACACATGTATAGAGTGGCCGCGCCGGCGGGGGTGCATGGGGTCGCGAACCTCCCCCCTACCCTGCCGCCGCGTCGCTGTGCCAGCCATGCGTCGCTGGCATTGCTGCGCGTCTTTGTCTGTGCTGTCTGTTCATGCGTTGCGCAAACACCCACCCGACACCCGCAAAACGTCGCGTTGCCTGTGCTGATCTTGGCTGTGCGCCAGCCTGGTTTTTCGCCTGACATATATAGGTGTGGTGCTTTGCTGTGCTGTGCCGTGTTGCGATTGCTTTCCATAAATATCATTTTTCTTGTTGACTGTCATTCCCTGCCAATGTTAGGGATGGGTATCACTAGCACTGATAAAAGGATCAAACACCATGAAAATGTTTTCTTCTGCATGTTGCACCCGCGCTGGCTGGCGTCTCTTCCATGTTGAGACACCGGCAGACGATCTTCTGGTATCGGTCGCACCCGATGCCGATCTGGACGGCATGGTTTCCGGCTTTTGCCATGATGAGCAGGAAATGCTCACCATCACCGGCTGGAATTGCACATTCCGTCCGCTTTGCCCTGACACTGGCGTTTATCTTGATACCGCCAGCGGCGAATATTTCGATCTGTAGGAAAGGGATCAGACCAATGGATACAGTAGACACATTTTTCACAATGGCGCTTGGCGTCTTTCTCATGTTCGCCAGCGTTGTCTCGGCCATGTCGATAGACCCGCCATATTGGACACTCATTCTTGGCATTGCTGGCGTTGTCTGTTTCGTCATGCCGATGATTGCCACCACCCTTGACGACTAGGAAGGATCAGAACCAATGAACAAGACATTCAAAGTTTGCACC